TCGTCTTGGTATGGGACGAGAGGATGAATACTTCTGGAAGACCTCGAAGGAACGTAAGGAAGAAGATACAATTGATATGTACCATTCGCAAGATGGACGCTATGCTGACCCATAGATAGTATTACCACGAACTCATACTAATGGCAAATCAATTTCAGGTTGATAAGTCGGAACAGTTCATTCAGGAGGGTATGACACTCATTAGTGAGATGTCGAGTGAAAAACATTTAAGGAAACATCAGATGGATTTACTCAGAGAAATCAACAACGACAAAGAAACACCAAAGAACAAGAGAATCGTAAATGAGGATGGTTTGTTTGAGTCTGAAGAGGATTGCAGTCATCCAGATCATGTATGCAAGTGTGGACAACAAACTCTGTCAGAACACGACTAAATAAAGCAGATTTATAGTATCTAAAAAGGTGCCAGCACAAAGGATTAGTAAAGCTTTCAAAGATGTGAGTGCATCATTTCAGATTAATCCTCTGAATTATGATTTAATTGCACTTCACAATGAGAATGCTATTGCAAGATCTATTCGTAATCTTGTATTGACAATTCCTGGTGAAAGACCATTTAATCCAGCATTAGGGTCTGAAGTTTATAGATTACTATTTGAAAATTTTGATTTACAAACTGCTTTTGCAATTCAAACTCAAATTGAAAATACAATTAAAAACTTTGAACCAAGAGTTGAACTCGAATCCGTTAATGTGACACCTGACTTTGATTCGTATGAGTTCAACGTAACAATCACATACAATGTCGTTGGTATTGAAGCAGAAACACAACAACTCCAGTTCGCATTAGAACCCACTAGGTAAAATGCCTTTAGTAAATTTCAGCAATGTCGATTTTGATGAGATTAAACAATCCATCAAAGATTACCTCAAAGTTAATTCTAATTTTACGGATTATGATTTTGAGGGTTCAAACCTATCGACTATCATAGACACGTTAGCATATAACACATATATCTCTTCATACAATGCCAACATGGTATCGAATGAAGTGTTTCTTGATAGTGCGACACTGAGAGAGAATGTTGTATCAATTGCAAGAAATATAGGATATCTTCCCAGATCAAGAAAATCAAGTAAAGCCAATATTAGTTTTTCAGTTGATGCATCAGGTTCTAGTGCATCATCAATAACACTCAAAGCTGGTCCTGTTGCATTAAGTGCATCAAATTTCAATAAACAATCATTTACTTTCTGTATCATGGAGGACATCACTGTCCCCGTGGATTCAACTGGTAATGCGGTATTTGATAATATTGATGTACATGAAGGTTCATATTTAAATTCAGTATACACTGTAAACGCATCTCTTCCAAATCAAAAATATATTTTACCAAATGCTGGTATTGATACTGACACTATCAATGTAATCGTAAGAAGGTCCGCTGGTAATAGTGTCACAAGAAAATACACACGATATGACAATTTAGTTGGTGTTGATGGAGAGACACCTCTTTATTTCTTAAGAGAGTCTGAGGGAGAGACATATGAAATATTGTTTGGTGACAATGTCTTTGGTAAATCTGTAGAGGAACCAAATCAAATTGAAGTTACTTATCTTTCTTGTAGTGGATCAGTAGCGAATGGTCTTTCCAATTTCACATATATTGGAACACTTAATGATCAAAATGGTGCTGTTGTTACTGGTGGTATATCTGGTTTAACAGTTGATGTACCTTCAGGTGGTGGAGCGGAAATTGAAAGTGTCGAATCAATTAAAAAGTTAGCACCTAACATCTATGCATCTCAAAACAGAGCTGTAACATCAACTGACTTTGAATCACTTATTCCAAGAATTTATCCAGAAGCTAAATCAGTATCGGCATATGGTGGAGAAGAAACCAATCCACCACAATATGGAAAAGTTTTCATCAGTATCAAACCCCACAATGGAGTGTTTGTATCTGATGAGGTGAAGAGACATATTCAACTAGAACTTAGAAAATATTCTGTAGCTGGTATTGTAACTGAAATTATTGATTTGAAGTATCTGTACATTGAGATTGATACTAATGTTTACTACAATCAGAACCTGACTTCAAGTACATCAAACCTAGTTACATCAGTGACTAACAATGTCACAAATTACTCCAATTCTACTCAGTTAAATAAGTTTGGGGCTAGATTTAAGTATAGTAAATTCACTAAAGTGATTGACGACAGTAGTGATTTAATTACGTCGAACATTACCATAGTCCACATGAGGAGAGACTTATCACCTTCTTTAAATCAGTTTGTTGAATACAGTATTGGATTTGGAAATCGTATCCATGTCAAAAATCAAATTGGGTTTAATATTAAAACTTCTGGTTTTACTGTAAGTGGTATCAGTGGAACTGTTTACATGGGTGATTCACCAAATGCAGATTTGAATACAGGAACAATTTTCTTGTTTAGATTAGCTTCACCAAATCAACCAGTTATTGTTAAGAGGAACATTGGAACCATTGATTATGTGAAAGGACTCATTAGTTTGAATCCAATGAATGTGTTATCAACTGAAGTTGTTCGTGGTACTTCTCTCATTGAAGTTTCATGTTGTCCTTATTCAAACGATGTAATTGGTCTTCAAGATCTCTACTTACAAATGGATCCATCCAGGTTTAATATAACTACAATTCCTGATTCGATCTCTTCAGGAAGTGATACATCAGGTGGAACTTACATTGTATCTTCAAGTTTTTCAAATGGAAGCTTGGTTCGTGGTAAAGGAGGACATTCAGTGGGATCATCAATATCAACAACAGAAACATCTACAACCAATCAAACTGTTTCTAGATTGACTACATCAACAATTACTCCGACGACCACAACCACGACCACAACCACAAGTTCTGGTTCATCAGGTTCCAGTTCATCAGGTTCATCTTACTAAGATTGTAAAAATAATGTCAACAATAGATAGAGTCAAATTTCAAGAAGTAGTTGCGAGTCAGCTCCCAGATTTCGTAAGGGAAGACTTTCCTCTACTTTCAGAATTCTTGGAACAGTACTACGTTTCTCAGGAAACTCAGGGTGCCACACTTGATCTGTTGCAGAACATTGATAAGTATGTAAATGTAGATAATCTTTGTAACTTAGTTACTAGTACAAATCTTGATGGTGCGATTGATTCTTTAGAACAAGATATTGTTGTAGATTCAACTAATGGATTTGTAGATAAGAATGGTCTCATTAGAATTGGTAATGAGATTATAATGTATGAGACAAAAACTGTCAATACATTCCAAAATTGTCAGAGAGGATTTAGTGGGACATCTTCATACACCTCTAGTGTCCCAGACAGATTGACATTTGACAGTTCTACTCTTCCCCAAAATCACTCGAATGATGATGTAGTTGAAAATTTAAATATTCTGTTCTTACAAGAATTCTTTACGAAATTAAAGAGACAAATTAGTCCAGGGTTTGGTAATAGAGATTTAAAGACTGATCAAAAGAACTTCATTATTAATAGTGACAGTTTCTACAAAACAAAAGGAACAGATTTATCATATAAGATACTTTTTAAAGCTCTCTTTGGTGAGACTGTTGATATTATTCGTCCGAGTCAGTTTCTATTCAGACCATCTGATTCAACATATAGTGTAACTCAGGATATTGTCGTAAAGAAAGATATTGGTGACCCACTAGATTTACAAAGTCTTACACTTTTCCAGAATTCTGCTGGTGCTCGTGGAACGGTAACTCGTGCTGCTCAAATTGAATATGGTGGTGGTGATTACTATCAACTCAGTATTGATTATGGTTATGATAGGGATATCAATACTGATGGATCATTGTATGGTTATTTTGCATCAATCCCAAGAACAAAAATTTTAACACAAGTTGCTGCTGGTGCAACAATCATTGATGTTGACTCCACAGTGAGTTTTCCTGAAACAGGAACACTTGAAATCGTTGATACTGATGGAACTTCATTATCAATTGCATACACTGGAAAAAATATAAAACAATTTCTAAACGTCAACCCCGTTTCGACTGTATTAAACGAAACAACGGATGTAAGACTTGATGAATATGCTCATGCATATGTTGGTATTGGCACTGACGAAGAAATAAGAGTAAAGATCGTTTCAACTCTCAAAGAATTAGAGGTAAACTCGGACAACTACAATTATGAAAAAGGTGATACAGTTCATATTCAATCTCTTGGACTTGAAGATGAGTCTATAAATTCATCAGAATGGGCATACAATACTAAGTCTTTCTATAACGCCACATCGATTGAATTAACTGACGTTCTTGAAAACAAGTATACCGTTAACACATATGACAACCACCATGTAAGACCTGGATATGATGTCATACTATCTGACAATACTGGTAACACTTCTCTTGCTTCTGTTCTGAGCGTTACTTCTGAAAAATCTTTTATTGTCAAATCATCAATCCAACTGAACGTCAACAATATCTGGAAGGTTGAGAATCAAATTCTCAAAACAGAATCTTCAGATTTTAATTATCTTAATAAGTATATTGCAAATGTACAAGATACATATTCCAATCTTGGTGGGGATGTTCTTGTTGCATCAAACTCACTCCCAGTATATAAAAACACATCACTCGACCCATACAATAAAAGAATAATATTCTCTGGTTCAGCTTCTTCTGCAGGTTCAGATATCATTGATTTTGGAACCGTTCATGGTTTTTACACTGGTGATGCTGTTTTCTACAAACATGGAAAAATTGTAACCACTACAACTTACCCAGACGGCACTTCCGCTTCATTCACCACATATAGTCAATTTGATAATTTAGATGAGGGTGTTTATTATGTAAGAAAGTACAGTGATAATGCATTGAAATTAGCTAAGAGTAGAGCTAATTTGTTCCAAGAAAAGTATGTAACTTTCGGTGGAACTGTAACTGATAATGAATTTTGTTATTTTAACTTCTACGGCAAAACCCTTGAACCACAGGGGATCTTTAGAAAGTTCTCAACACCAGTCAAAGAATCTGGAGTTTTCACAACCGTTCCTGGTTACAATGGAATGTTCGTCAATGGTGTCGAACTTCTTAACTATAAATCTGATGACTCTATTTTCTATGGACCAATTAAAGAGTTAATAGTAACTGGTCCTGGATCAGGATATGATGTAATCAATCCTCCAAGATTTGTCGTTAGAGATGCTGTAGGAACTGGAGCAACTGGTGTAGTTGCTGTTGAAGGAAATCTTGAAAGAATAGATCTTATTGATGGTGGTTTTGATTTCCAAAATACACCAGTAGTTACTATTAGTGGTGGTAATCCAGACGTAGCAGCTAAAGCTGAAGTAAACCTAACTGATATAGTTTATCAAGTCGATGTTAATGTTGAATCCAATGGTAATCTCACTCTCACAAGTGATAGAATTGGATTTAGTAGCTTCCACAAGTTTAAACAAGATGAGAGAGTAATTTATGACTCAAAGGGATTAAAAGGTGTTAGTGGTTTGTCCACAAACTCTTCTTATTTCGTAAATGTTATTGATAACTTTACCATTACACTTCACAACACTCCAACTGATTCCAAATCTGGTATTAATACTGTAGAACTCAATGACTTTGGAACAGGTGTTCAGTCTATTAAGACTGCTGATAAAAAGAGTGTTGTGACCAGTGTTGTTGTTACAGATCCTGGTTCTGGTTATAAGAATAAAGAAAGACAGATTGTATCGACTGGTATTTCTACTGCTACAAATAGTTTTGAGATCAAGAAACATGGTTACAAAACTGGAGAAATTATTAGATATACCGCTGGATCAAGTCCAGTATCTGGTATCACACAATCAAAGGATTATTATGTAAAAGAAATTGATAGTGACAATTTCTCACTGATTGAGGTTGGTTCTGGCAATACCGCTCCCAAATATTTCTTTAATAGAGATATCATTGTTGATATTACGGGTGTTGGTAATGGAACTTTCAATTACAAACCCATTGTAGTTTCTGTTGATGGTGTTACTGGAATTGATAGTCGTTCTGGACAAACTTTTAATTGTAGGATTCAACCAGTATTCAGAGGTTCTATCGATTCTATTGATCTTACAAGTGAAGGTGTTGGATATGGTTCATCAGAGATTCTCAACTTCGACAGACAACCTGATTTCTTCTTTGAGGGTGGAACTGAAGCCCAAGTACAACCAGTTATCAATAATGGCAGAATCGTTGATATTGTCATCGGTAATCCTGGTAAGGATTATGTTTCCCCACCAAACTTAGTTATTACTGGTCCTGGTAATTATGGTAAATTAACTCCAGTTATTACAGATGGTAGACTTACTGAAGTTAAAATAATTAGTTCTGGTGCAGGTTATATTGCAGGTCAAACTCAAATCAGAGTTGAGAATCCTGGCGACTCTGCTGTAGTAGAATTTAATATCAATGAATGGAATGTAAATCTTTTCTCTAGAAACTTTGACAAAATTAATGATGACGATGGATTTGTTGATGAAAACATTACTGGACAGAATACTCAATATTCTCACTTGTATGCACCAAGAAAATTAAGAGAGAATACTTATGTTCTTCTTAATGGTGGTAAGAAATATTATGGAATACCAGATTTAGACAAATTTGGTGGAGTAGAAATTAATAATAAAGCACACTCACCAATTATTGGGTGGGCTTATGATGGTTGTCCAATTTATGGTCCATATGGATATACAAATCCAGACGGTGGAATCATTAAACAAATGACACCTGGATATGAATTATCTGTAGATACTTCAAATAGACCACCAGTTGGTTTATTCCCTGAGGGTTTCTTTATTGAGGATTATAAGTTTACTAATGGTGGTGACCTGGATAGTCACAATGGAAGGTTCTGTGTGACCCCAGATTATCCTGAGGGTACATATGCTTACTTTACCACTTTTGAGAACATTGTAGACGGTTCTGGACCGTTTAGAAACTACAAAAGACCTAAGTTCCCATATGTGGTTGGAAACTCTTTCTTTGCTAAGAGAAACGAGTTCAATTATAGAACAACATCAAATCAAATAGATTATGATATTGAATCTGATAAGTGGTTTAGAAACACATTCACATATAACACTAATGAAAAATATAGTGGATATGAATTTTTGTTCAATTCAAATAAAATTAAAGAACAGACAATCAACATCACAGGAACTTCTCTTGGTTCTCTGAGTAGTGTTGGAGTTTTCACTGGTGGTAGTGGTTATCAAGTTAATGATAGATTGACATTCGAGTCTGAAGAAGACGGAATAGAAACTGCCGCTAGAGCAAAAGTCTCTCATGTTCATGGTAAGAAAATCAACACAATAACTGCTGTAACTACTGAAGTTTCAAATGTTGAATTTGCCAAATCTAATAACAACCAATTTATTGGATTTGCCACTCAACCACACAATCTCAAAGACAAAGATATTGTCAGTATTGATAATCTTTCTACTTACTATAAGAGTTTTAGTGGAAACTATCAGGTTGGTATCAGAACTGATAATTTCTTAGTCTCATTGGGTATTGGTACAACTGGAGCCACTGGTCTTACAACTTATTTCTATGTCTCTGGTTCTCTTGATTACCCAACCATAAGACCAAATGACATTCTGGGAATCGGAACTGAAAAGGTAAAAGTTCTGAATGTTGAGAAAGAATCGGAAAGAATTCGTGTTCTCAGAGAAGTAGAGGGTTCAATTGGTACTTCTCATATCAGTAGATCTGTCCTCATTGAGGATCCCAGAAAATTCACAATTACTGCAGGATCAGCCACTACTGAAAAGTATCTGAGAATTAATGAAGAGTTTTATTTTGATCCTTCAGAATCTGTTGGTGTTGGTACTATATCAGGTAATGGTATTGGTACGACAGTCACATTTAGAAATCCAGGTATTGGTGCAACTGTAGTATTCATCCCAACACAGGCGATTTACTATAAAGATCATGGATTGGGTTTCAATGAGCAAGTTGGCTACCATACCAATGGTGGAACATCCTTGCAGGTTTGGGATGGACTTTCGGCTCATCCCTATGTAAATCTAACTGAATACAGCACACTGTATGCAACTCCAATTACCAAAGATCTGATTGGTATCTCATCTCATAAGGTTGGTCTTTCGACCCTTACAGATGGGTATGTTGGTATTGCACAAACAACTGGTTTACTCTATTTTGCCAGTATCGGATCTGGTGACTATCATAGTCTCAAAACATCTAGAAGTGATGTTCTTAGAGGAAGTGCCAGTGTAACTGCTGTAACTGTATCTACAGCTTCAACACATGGTCTTTTGAAAGATGATAATGTCACGATGACGGTTAAACCGACCTATGAACAAGTCGTTGATGTAAGATATAATGATTACAATAGAAGAATCGTATTCAACCCAGTTGGATTTACTTCCGAGAATGTTACTATTCAGTCAAACTCAATTACTATATCAAATCATGATTTCACTATTGGTGATAAAGTAATTCACACCTCTAATGATCCAACTGGTGGTCTTGTCAATAACAAGATGTATTATGTCATTCCATTTGACAAGAATACCATTAAACTTGTTACTGAAAAATTTGAAGTTACCAGAGAGGAACCAAGTTTTGTTAATCTCACTGCTGGAGGAGATGGTGGTACAATTTCAAAGATCAACCCTCTTGTCGTAACTAGAAAGAATAACAATCTTAAGTTCAATCTGGGTGATCCTTCACTTTCTTTCCTTTCCAATGGTGTAAGGTATTCGGCATTCAAGATGAGTATCTATCTTGATCAGAATTTTAGTAAGAGATTTTTAACAACTGGGAAAAAAGAAGATAATTCTTTTGAGGTTACAACTTCTGGAACAGTCGGCATAGACTCAACTGCCAATCTTACGATTGAAATGACAGATGATGTTGCTTCCAATCTATACTACAAGTTTGATCCAGTTAATGAAGATTTTAACTTTGTATCAAAAACTGGCATTACAATTGATAAGGATTCTTTCTCACCATTTAATCAAATCAATGTAGAACTGAGTAATTTTAATGGAAACCATAGAATTACTGGAATTGGTTCCACTACATTCACTTATCAATTATCAAAAACTCCAGAAACATCAACTTATACAAAATCAAATTCCACTTCCACATACGTCACTGATTCAACTGCAGTATACGGTGGAATTAGTAAAATTGATGTGACATATCCTGGTGTCAATTATTCCACGATACCTAATGTTACTAGTATCATCACTGGCATTGGTACTGGTGCAATTCTCAAATCAAGAGCCAACAGTATTGGTAAAATTCTTAGAAATAGGTTTGATTCTGATAATATTGGATTTGATTATCCAACTGATGAAACTCTAAGACCAGTAGCCAATCTTCCAGAAATTCTGGAGATGGAGTCTCTCAATTCTTTTGAAAGTATTGGTATTAGTTCTTTTGGAAGAAATTATCTGACACCAGCGAAACTTGTCGTTATCGATGGTTATACAAATAAAGTGGTTCCTGAAGTTGATCTCGAATATGAGATTGGTAATAGTCAAGTAAAAATCTTAACCAATACCACTGGAATATACAATGTTGCACCTAGAATTCTTCCAACTCAAAACTCCAATGGTGTTGGTATTTCTTCACTGACATATACTAACTCCAGTAGAGTTGTAAGACTTTATTTGAATCAACAGTTTAGTACGGCTAGAGAGTTCCCATTTGCTGTTGGTGAAAAAGTCTTAGTTGAAAATGTCAATATTGGAACTGCTTCTACTGGAGTCGGTTACAATTCTGTAGACTATGACTACACTCTCTTCCCTGTAACTGCGGTCTTCCCACAACTTGGTGGTTCTGGAGCATATATTGAATACAGTTTGCTTGATTTACTTGAAGACAATCAGATTCCAGGTGTATCTCAACCAGGTGTAGCTAGAGTTATTCCTGAAAATCATTTCCCAATTTTTGATATTTCTCTGAAGACTAATGATTTCTTAAAAGGTGAAACGGTCACTAGTGGTCAATTGGAGGGTATTGTTGAGTCCTGGAAGCCTGACTTTGATACACTTAAGGTAATAACACCTAAGGAGTTCCCAGTAGGATCAGTAGTTAAAGGAAATAGTTCCAACACTCAAGCTGTTGTTGTTACTAAGTTTGACTTTGACGCTGAAATTACAACTGGTGTTGGTGCCACAATTATTCGTGGTTGGCAGGATAATGTTGGATTCTTGAATGACAATCTTCAAGTAATTCCCAATAATGAATATTATCAGAAATTCTCATATTCACTTTCTAGTAGGGTTCCATATGAAGAATGGGATGGTCCAGTAAGTAACTTCAATCACACTTCTGGTTTTGCTAAGTTTGCTGATTACCAGTTAGAGAGTGAAGAGACTAATGAAGGTGGTGGTAGAGTTAGAGGACAAGATTCTAATGTTGAGATTGTTGTTGATGTTATCGGAGAAGTTGACTTACATTGTTTCCCTCAATTTGATCTTGTAACTGAAGGAACTCAATATGTTAATGGTAAGTTAGTATCTGATGAAATTTTCTTCGAGAATCAAATTCTCGCTGATTATTTCCAATCAATTGGAAACAGAGTCCTTTCAATTGATGACATCAGTGGTGAGTTTAACAGTAATG